CATGTAGGAGGTGACCTCAGTTTCGCCGCCGCCCTCGTTGACCGGTGCCGCGAGCTTCGCGTTGCCCCAGTAGATTTGTTTTTCCTGAATCGCGTTCACGAATTCCAAGCCGAGATCCGTCGAGAAAAGGTTCTGCTGTTCCTCGTGCGTGTAACGCACTTCACGCGGCCGGCGAAAATCAACGAGCTTGTTTTCCGCGCTCATGATAATCGTCGCTTCCTGCCCGTCGTCGTTGACCGACATAACGTCCATGCGGCCGGCGAAGATCGTCACCGGCGACGCGACAATCGCGCCAGTAGCGTCGAGTGCGCCAAATAGCACGGAGCACGCTTTGCCTTGGTAGTTCTCGGTGAGTGCAAGCGAGACGTAAGCGGTAGGAACGCCCGAGAGCTGGAAGTTGATGCCGCGCGCTGAAAGGTCGGTGGTCTCTTCGACCGGCGAGATTGTCCCGAGCGTGCCGATGCCTTGATAAGTCACGCTGCCAACCGTGATCGTGCCGTAACCGCTCCAAAGCCGGACCGGCGTCGAGAACGAAAAAGACGCGAGCAAGATCGGCGAGAGCTGCGACGCGCTGACCTCGGTGACCATGTTGGCCGAGAGCGACCGGCCTGCGGTGGTAATGCTCACGACTCAACGTCCTCCACGATGGCGAAGCCGATGCCGTAAATGCTCGCTTCGCCGATGGCCCACTCGGTGCTCGGTGATGCTAGGCGGAAGACGCCTTTTGCGCGAGCTCCGTTGATCGGGTTGCCATAAATGATGGACGTGCCGCCCGCGTAGCTTTTGCGGAGAGCCGGGAAAACGTCCACGCTGTTGCTCGCGTTCCACTTTATGACCTTGTAAAGCGAGGTGCTGATTTGCAGCCAGTCGCCGACCTCGAAGTTGCCCGCAGCTCCGCCAAAGGTCAGCGTGGTGCCGTTCGCGGTTGCCGAAGAAACGACAAGGTTCCCTTCCACGTTTCCGCGAATTAGCGGGTTGGCGTAGTCTTGGAAATAGAACGTGCCGCGCTGCGCCGCGAGCAGGAACGAAATGATGGTTTCCGCGTCCGCGCGCTTCATCGGCGGACAATCGACCGAGCCGAGCCACGCTTGACCCGGCCAGTTGTATTGCTGCGTTTGCAGCGTGAACGGCGAGGTGTTGCGCGAGGTCGCAGAAACGCCCGTTAGCGACAAGCGCGAGAGGTTAAACGGACTCGGCGGCGTGAGTGGATAGGAGATGGCCATGACGATTAGGCGAAGGCTGCACGGTATCCGCCGCCGCGTCGGACCATGTCTGGAATCTCGGCCTTTAGCCGACGCCGCTCTTGTTCGAGGATCGGAGCAAGTTCGGCGCGAGAGACTCCGGCCGCGATGTTGTAATTGACCGTGACGCTTCCGCTGCCGGATCCGCTGCCGCCGCCCATCTTGTTATTCGGAACGATGGTGCCTGACGCGTGCGGAACGAAGAGTTCTGGTCCCTTTTCTCCTACGACGTAGGGCGAGCCGCTGGCGACGGGTCCGCCCATTGCGCGAGCGCCTAGAGCAGTTGCGATACCCTTTGCCAATGGCTGCGTGACCATTTGGCTGAACACCAGCCGAACCAAATCACGACCGAGCGAGCGAACGACCTCGCCGAGCTTTTGACCGCTCAAGATTGCGTCCTCGAAGCCTTGGGCGATAAGACTGCCGGCGTCGTTGCTCATTTGCGCGAGTTGAGACATTGCAGGAATCGTTTTGTTTGCCGTTTCGTTCACCATACTGAGGCGCGATGCCATGTCCTCGACATCGCCTGATGTCGCTGCAAATGCTGCGCCGGCCTCGCCGGTCAGACGAATCAGCGTTTGCTCGTTGATTATCCGCATTTTAAAAAGCCGATCAAGGTTTTCTATTTCAGCGACGTATTTTTCAAGTGGAGTCATGACTGACTCTCTCATCGACTTTCCTAGTTCTTTATCCGAAATGAGTTGTTCGTTTTTTTGCGCTAAGCGCGCGGCTCGTGTTTTATCAAATAATTCTATGCTTTCCCGAGCTCTTTCTTGTTCCTTGGCAAAATTATTTTCTAAAACCTTTTCTGTTTCATTCAGAATGTTTACCTCCTGCTGAATTCCCTCAAAAAGAGATTCTGACGCTTGTTTTTCTAAAGCTTGAGTCACCGCGTTAATTTTAGCTTCAACTTTTTTTAATTCGTCACCGAGTTGAGCGACTCGAAGCTTTTGCTCAGGACGCAAATCGGCCGTTATCATGAACGGTGTTCGCGATTTCTTTTCGTCAAACGCAAATCCCGGTTCAGGCTGAACTAAAACCTGACGCCATTTTGCGGTATCTGCATACAAATCAATGTTCGCTTGCAGAGCGGATTTTTCTTTTTTAAGCAGATCAAGTTGATCTGTCGGTTTTTGTTTTTCAAAAAACAAATCCTTCTGAGTTTGTAACTGTCGTTTGAGGATTTCTTCAATTTGCTCTTCGATTTTTTTTACCTCAGCCATCCGGTCTGTAATTTTTGAAACAAGCGCATTTACGATACCGAACACTGAACCGAAGCCGAACCCCGTAAGCACGACACGAGAAAGCAATTTTGTGCTCTGAACAAGTCCTTGAAGAGAGTTTTGCGCGCTCGCGAAAGCCTGCTTCGTCGCATCGACCGCCCGAAGTGTAAATGTTGCCTCAGCCATGGTTTTTAAGTTTTCGGTTTTGGTGTTCGATGTAAGCGAGCCAGCCCGTTAGTTCCTGAGCTGGCATCGCGAGCACCTCGTGGGCAAATTTGTGCAGACGGTCCGCGAGCGCGTAAACGGCGAGGAGGTCTGCTGCCTCCCCGCCGTAGATCAGTTTTTTAGGTCGTCCACCTTCGGCGCGTCGTCGGCGAGAATGGCGTTTGCGACTCGGCCGACGACGTTGCTGTCCGCCTTGTTCAACAGCGTCGGCTTGTGCTCGATCGTAAACAGCTTTGCGCCGTGCTCGTCGGTGGCCTTCATGATCAAGATGTCCACGAGCAGCTCCATGTCGTTCTCTTTGCTGCGACGATAGAGCCGGTTCTTTTCCGAGAGCGTGACCGGCGTTGCATGCACGACGAGCCGCCACTCCGGCACGTCGATCTTGCGCGTGCCGAGTGAGGCGAAGTGTTCTCTGACTAGGTCGATTGCGTCCATGTGTGTTGTGTGTGTTTTGCCTGCGAAATTAAGCCGTCAGGGTGCTCAACGGACCGTTGCCCTCGAAGGCGATCGACCCCTCGATAATGCCGTCGAATGACGCGGAGACGTTAAACTGGGTGACGATGGCCGCGCCCGAGTAGTAAACGTCGCCGGTGGATGCGCCCTCTGGATAAAGGTTCAGCGTGACCGAGCTGCCGATGGTGATCAGGAGTTGGCCGGCGTCGCCTTCGTCCCAGTAAAGGTCGCCGGAAACCGAAAACGATTTCATGGACGCGAGCCGGGTGCGGTAGGTGTCGCCGATAACCGAATCTTCTACGGTGTCGGAGGTGTGGGTCAGAGCGTAGTTGCGCAGCTCGCCGATGGTCGTGCTGGATAATTTGATTAGGCCTTCGCGGCCGAGTTTGGTTGCCATGATGTTTTAGTCGGTTGAAAAATAGATGCAGTTAAAAGTGTGCCGAGCCGAGCCGAAGCGTTTGTCTTCATCCGTCTCGATACTATAGTCCACGCTGTTCAAATGGAGGTCCTGACATACGCCGCCCAGCGTAACGTCCGCGAGCACCGCCGCCTCAACCGCTGCGCTGCCGGTGTCGAAAAGATCGTCGATCAGGTAGGTGCCGCTCTCGGCGATAAAGTAATCCACGACCAGCTGCAACTGCCGGTATTGCGTGCGGTTGCTCGGCCCGAGCGTGCGCACTTCGATCTGCTCGCTGACCGCGTAAACGGCAGCGGCCGGGAAGCTGATGCTCGCAATCGTGTTGTTTCGCCCGCGCAAGATGTTCGCGGTCGGAACGACGAGAGCGCCGGTCAATGCGTTGGCGGTGGCGTTGCGGATGTTTGTGCGGGTGCTCATGCTTCTTTGGGTATGACCATGCCGCCCTTCACTTTTGCGAATCCAAGATTCACGGCGCGGTTAGCAAGAAGGGCTCGATATTTTGAGAGCGTGACCTTGTAGCGAATTTTCAAAGCCGAATCGACCACACGTTGAAGATCGGGAATCTTGTTGCCGGTAGTCCGTGCGCTCACGAATGGATTCTGCCCAAATTGCACTTGAGCTGTTCCAGCCTTGGCCATGTGCCGACGAATCCAAGACGGCACGCGCACGCCGCACGCCATCGCAGCCGCAGCAAATCCAGCCTTCGCGAGACCGACCTTTTTCTGCGTGTATTTTAGATAAGCGTCCGCCGCTTCATTAGAGATCCACATCTGATCCTGCACTTGCCAGCGGCCGATTGCGCTGCGGGTGACTTGTTTCGGCCTGCCGCGCGCGTTTCTGTTCGCGTAGTGAAAGGCGCGCATCTGCTCAATCGATGCTCCCGGCTGCCAGAACTTGCGAAATATGCGAATTTTCTTTGAGCCTTCCCAGCCGAGGTTCACGCCCATCGTTTCATTCTGACCATCGCGTGGCGGAACTTCCGTTGAGTTCCCGATCTTTTGAAAAAGACCGATGCTTTTTTCTTTGGCCATTTGTCGTCCGCCAAACAAGTCGCCCAAAATTGCGTTCTCGCCCTGCTGCCGTGCGTTCGTGCTGAGTCCGCCCGCCTTGGTTTTCGTGATCGTTCCGCCGGTCACGAGTGGGATCTGAGTCTGCGAACCTTTTGGCAGTTTGTCGCCGGTCGGAGGCGTAATCTGCATAATCGTCCGAGCGACGTAAGCGCCCTCTTGCTTGATGACCAGACCGAGATCGACCTTTGCGGCGTCGGCGAGTCTCGCCAGCGCATATTCGAGCTTCTTGGTGTCTGAAAAGATCGAAATCATATGACCTTAGCGACGCCCAGCTCACATCCCGCGCCCTCGGCGTCCAACGTCACGCGCTCAACGTAGTAGGTGATGCCAGCCCGAGAAAGCGTCTGCGTCACCTTCGGCGCAGCGCTCACGCTCGTCGTCAAAAGGAAGATCGTAAACTTGCTGTCGTCGCGGCGTTGGTCCTCAAAGTCGGCAAACGCATTGCTCGCCGCGGACCAGATGCCGGTGACCGCCGCGCCCTGATACGTGAACGACACGCCGGCCTGCTCCAAGATCGCGGAGAAGTCGGAATTGATCTGCGTCGGGTCGAAGTCTCGGACGGCGGCCATACT